AAGAGCTATCTGTATCTACTCCCGTGGCTAACAGGGCTATTGCTCCAACTGGTAGTATTGGTATTCTTGCTGGTACATCTACCGGAGTAGAACCTATCTTTGCTGTAGCCTACAAGCGTAGATACCTCAAAGGAACTAACCGCTGGGTCTATCAGTACGTTGTTGACTCAGCAGCACAGGAACTCATTGACCTGTACGGAGCCAACCCTGAGAGCGTTGAGTCAGCCCTTGACTTAGCTTCTGACTACGAACGTCGTATGAGCTTCCAAGCTGACGTTCAGGACTACGTTGATATGAGTATCTCCTCAACTATTAACCTCCCTTCTTGGGGTAGTAAGCTCAACAACGAAGACACAGTACCTGAGTTCTCTAAGACCCTAGCTAAATACGCAGGTAGGCTGAGAGGGTTTACTTGTTATCCTGACGGCAGTAGGGGTGGACAGCCGCTAACATCTGTGCCATACACTGAAGCCGTTGAGAAACTAGGTGAGGAGTTTGATGAGCATGTTGAGACACACGATATCTGCGACATCTCAGGATCAGGAGGAAGTTGTGGGGTCTAAGATGTGGGATCAATACCCAGAATCAGTCGATGTTGTTAACAAACCTCCTCATTACAACACAGGTGAGATTGAGTGCATCGAATACCTCAAGGATAACCTACCCGATCAAGCCTTCCTTGGGTACCTCGAAGGTAACACAAAGAAGTATCTCCATCGTTGGCGGTACAAAGGTAAGTCTTCGCAAGACTTAGAGAAGGCTAAGTGGTATCTTAGTTACCTTCAGCTTGAAGTAGCAAAAGGAGAAACCAAATGATTAGCTTCAGTATCAACATCTCTGATGACCAGAAGGATCAGATCGTAGTTGAGACACTCCTCAATGACTACTTCAGTGCTGAAGACCTAAGGGTTAAGGATGCAATCGAGACTATTCTTTCCTCTTGGTACATGCCTAAAGGAGAGTTTGACAAAGTTGTAGCTGAAAGAACAGAAGAGGCTAAGGAAAAGAAAACTAACAAAGAAAAGGATAAGGAGTCGTCCTACTACATTGATCCCCTACAAGGCTACAAGTGGGGTTTCCCTAAGCCTATCTCCCAAGAGAATATCCTTGGTGATACTATGAGATGGTTGACTGACAATGGCTACCCTAAGGAAATTATAGATAGCTTTGGTAAGCACTTTAAGTTTACTATCTGGTCAGCCAAACCAACAGAAGGCAAGAATAAATCTTAAGGGTTAGTCTCCGTAGCTCAGCAGGATAGAGCAACAGCCTTCTAAGCTGTGGGTCGTAGGTTCGAATCCTACCGGGGACGCCAAACTACTAACTCCAAAGGAGTAGACCAATGACTTGTGAAGTTAATCTAGCTGGCTATACAAAGGCAACCAAAGGAATTGACGTAGGTGATAACTTTACTGACTTGATTGCCTACTACGCTAGAGTGTCTAACCCTACGTCTCAAATCTCAGGGTTGAATAACTCTAAGCTCGTCCACTACTTGATTAACCACAAGCACTGGTCCCCTTTCGAAATGGTAAATGTGTGCCTAGACATAACGACGACTAGGGATATAGCTAGACAACTACTCAGACATAAGTCTTTCACTGGGTTTCAGGAGTTCTCTCAGAGGTATGCAGCCACTGAGACTAACTCAGACAGAAGAGAGACTAGGCTACAGGATACAGCCAACAGACAGAACTCCTTGCCTAATACAGATGCAGCTACTGAAATATGGTGGAAGTCTTCTCAGGATAGAATCATTGACCAGTGCTTCGACTTATACGACCAAGCCTTAAAGAGAGGCATAGCTAAGGAGCAGGCTAGAGCATTACTCCCTGAGGGTCTAACTAGAACTAGGTTGTTTGCTAATGCAAGTCTTAGGTCATGGATTCACTACATTGAACTGAGGACTCACGAGTCAACTCAGAAGGAACACAGGCGATTAGCTAGGGCGTGTGCTTTTGAAATAGCTAAGGTGTTCCCAGATATAACTGAGTTCGTTCAGCCTGAGCTATCTAAACCTTAGAGGCTATCCAAAAAAGAAAAAGGGGAGGACCAATCCAATGGCTCTCCCCTTAGTTTTATCTACTTCATTTTCTTCTTAGGCTTTTTCTTCTTTTCTTCTTTCTTCTTCTTGGTAGCGTTCTTGTAGGGCATTGGACCCTTACCTTTGGAGTACGGCATAGTTATTTCCTTTTCTTTCCACTTGCTGTTGTTGACCACTTAACCTTCTTAGGTCCGGTCTTCTTAGCTGCTTCCTTCTTTGTAATTTTAGAAGCAACACTCTTAGGTCTACATGCTGGGTAAGGTCTTTTGGATTTACCTTTAGCTGACTTCCTACCGCATGGCTTACCTGTCTTTACGTCAGTCCACTGTTCAGAGAACCACTTACCTAAACCTCCTTTCGCCATTACTTCTTAGCTTTCTTTTTCGATGCCGCACTCAGGTCTTTAAAGTGGTACAAACGCTTACTAGTTTTACCGTGTGTCTTACCTGAATGAACTTGGCCATTTGGCATCTTGTGAGTATTGCCTTTATACTCTGTGCCATCTCTTAAATAATGTTTAACACCCTTAGCCATTATCTTTTACCTTTCTTAGAGACTTTATTGTTACCACCTTTCCAGCCTCCGCCTTTACCTTTGTACCACTTAGCAGCCCAAGCATTAGCATACGCTGAAGGGTAGACTTTAAACTTCTTCTTAGCCGCAGCCTTAGCCTTAGACCAAAGAGATGGATTAGTTGGAGTTGCTTTAGCCATTACCACTTCACCTTATTAGCCCAGTACGCAGCAGACATCTTACCCTTCTTGATATTCTTAGCGTGTCTAGCTTTGAAGGACTTCTTTCTAGCCTTGTCCTTAGCTGACTTAGGGCTTTTACCTGCACCTGATACACCTTGTTGACCAAACCTAATGATCTTTTCTTTGCCGTTAGCACAAGCCTTAACCACATGAGACTTAGTAGCATGACCTGAGGTACGCTTAGGTTTGTTACACTTCATTTTAGATTTGTCTATTTGCTTAGCCATAGTCTTTACCTCGCGTTCTTAACCATAGATGCACCAAAGTACATACCTATGATAGCCCCAAGTAGGTGGGTATCTAAGGGTGTGATGACCAACCCAGTTAGTGCCTGCCATGTAGTCTCCTCAGTCCCCTCAGTAAGGAACAAGAAGCCTGGGTTCCATTCAGTGTACCCTACTGTGACAGGTATCTCAGGCCAGAAGACAGCTACAATCTTAGGCCAAACTATGATAGCAGCTACAGATGCAAGAGCTATGATCCTACGAGTAACTTGGAACCCCTTGTTCTCGTACCTCCTAGCTAGGTCTGTAGCTTCTGACTGTGCAGATAGCCCTTCGATAGCCCTGTTGAATGCCTCTTGTTTGGACTTAGCTGCTTGACCCCAGAGTGTCATAACTCCTGACAACAACCCTGAGCCTAGCATTGTGATTAGTTCTAGTGGTAAGCCACCCATGGTCTACTCCTCTAACTTCCCTAAGTTAATCGTAAATTCTTCTGCGGGTGTGTCACTAATTTTAAGGGTAGCAGCCCATACTCTTGTAGCTTCAAGCCAAGAAAGTCCACCCAATGCCTCCTCTTTAAGTTTCTCGTAGGTAGCCGCATCACCCGTTTCTCTAGCAAGGAGGGCTTCTTTAAGTTTATCTCCTTTAGGGCCAGGGTTAAAGTCATACTTATCAACAAGAATAATGTCTCCATTTTGGGCTTTTCTAATACCAACCTGACCTAAGAAGGTAGCCATTCTAAAGTTAGGGTCACTTACACTCTTTTGAGCTGTGCCAAGTAAACCTCCAACAAGAACACCTTTACCTGTTACTCCCCAATCAGGGTAGTCTAGTTTGTTCCTACCAGCATCTAACGCTTCTGCAACTTTTTCTTTAATAAGAGCTTTGTCGTTATCGTTAAAAGGAACATCCTTAATATCAATCTTACCTTTACTTAAGTACTGACCAAAGGATTGAACATTAGCCCAAGGAAGTTGCCTAAGGGCAAGACCTACTATAGGAGAGCCTAAATTTACAAGGCTTTCAGCAGTACTGGGATCAAGTTGGGCTAAAGATTCTGAGTTAAGATCAATACTAGCTTGATTTCTACTCTGTTGTCTTAGCTGTGCTGCTGCTAGTCTAGGGTTAGAGGGTGGAAGGTTGCTCTGTTCTGGGCCTCTAACAGGAGGTAGTCTCATAGGCTCGTCAACAGAAAGTCCTTCAGGTCTACGAGGAATAACACCACTTTGCATAAGTTTCTCAGCTACTGACTGAGCCTCTTCGTCTGACCCTAGGTTTAAGGCAGACCTAATTGAAGATATAACACCACCTAGCATGTTGCCTTGAGTAATCTCAGCTCCTGCTTCAGGACGTAAGAACGGACGACCCTGTGAGTCTAGGCCAGGACCAGAGGAAGGTTCAACTACCGTTTCAGTCCCTTCTTTAAACCCTTCATGTTTTTGAATAGCGTCTAACATAGTAACCCTTTGGTCATCGTTAAGGTCACTAAGTTTTGTACTATCAGAAACCCCTAAAGCATCTGTAATTCTTTTAATGTAAAGAGCTGTGTCGTTCTCTTTAGGAGGAGCGTACCTAGTAATAGCTTCAGAGATTGTTTTACCTCTGTAGTTTTTACCTTCGAACAGAAGAGATCGCATGGCCTCCCTTCCTTCTTCGTAGGTCTTAAACACAGCATACCTTCCGTCATCACCGACAGCACCTTTAGACGTTGCAAAGTCTCCTGCTTCTAAGTTACCTGGGTTGTTATTTCTCCAGCTACGAAGACCTTCACGTTTGACTACAGTTCCGTCAGCCTTAGTTACAGTAGTAAACCCATCCCCACCTTCATTAACTGAGGATATACCTGAAGTAGCTCCAGCAGGTTGTACTATAGCAGGAGGAGGAGGGGGTGCTTGGTCCATAGTCTGTCCTGATCCTTGGTTAAGGTTTAAGCCAGAGATACCTATGTCTAGGGCAGCGATGGCATCTCTTCTTTTTACTGCGTTAGTTAAAAACCTAAGACGACCTATATCTATTATGTCTTGGGAGTCTCTTGAAGTACCTGCAAAGATTTTCTTAAAACCATCTATTGCTGCTTCTGACAAGTTATTGCCGTAGAGTTCTTCTATAGACCTGTTAAATGCTCCAAGTTTTCTACTGGTTTCTTCAGTGTATAAGTTCCCAAGCTCACCGCTATCCACAGCAAAGGCAACTTCGTTTAGTTTGTAGGTGTTTGTAGCCTTATCAAATAGGACGTAATTACCTAAGTCACTGGCTTCGATACTCTGAAGGTTAAGGGTCTGCCTTAGCTTTTCTAGTTTGAGTCCTTCTCTGTAACCACCCATCAACCTAGCACCTAAGTCTGGGTCGTTAGCTGCGTAGGCTCTTAAAGTTGCCACCATTTTAGGGTTTGTTATGTTAGCTCCAATAAACTCAGGGGACAGAAAGTTTTCTTGGTTATCTGAGTGCAGTACAGCAGCTATTGTAGAGGCCATATCCCGAAACGGTTCATGGTTCTCTCTGTTATTCATTGACTTTGGATCAAAAACTTTAGCGTAATCAGCACTTCCTCTGATGTTATCCACTACTTCTTGAGGGGTCTTACCTGAGATTAAGGCTTTAATATTTGGGTCAATAGTAAAAGTACCAGGAGTACCGCCTGAACCGGGAGGACCACCTAAACCTGGAGTACTACCTAAATTAAACGCAAACATATTAGAACTACTATCAGAAAGCTTTAAGTCTACCTTGCCCAGCGCCTTAACTAAGTCACCAAATTTACTACCCCTTAATGCCTCGAGAGTTAGTGAATCACCTTTAAAGAGACCTATAGTAGCAACTGCTTTGTCTACATCGCTTATATCAGTAGCCTTACCAATAGCGTTGGCTAGCTCCTGAGTCATAGTTTCTTGAAGAACTTTACTGGAGGTAGCGTTTTCAAGTGCTTCGTACATTGCTTTGATTTTCTCAGTTT